GACATCCGATTCAATGACTAAGTAACGGCGTGTAATAACATTCTCATTGGCTCGGCTGATAGTACCAGCCGCAAACACCCCAGCGGTCGTAAACTGACCAATGGGCGGTGTCTGCATCCATTCGCTTGCGGTCTTGAAGTGAAGTGGGTGGTTCCCACTATCCTTTACCCCACCTATCCACACTATGTCATCTGGTTTGAATAGCGACAACATTGCCTCGTACTGCGCCTGTGGCTCGTCTGGTATGGGGGTAGGCGATTCCTCGAACATATCCGCAGGGTCCCAGTTGTAGTGCGTGAGGTAGCGTTGCTTGTTTGATTCGGCGATAGTCTTAATGCGGTCGAGTACTTCCGACTCTGGATCTTTCTGTATTACCAAGGGCCTTGGTATCGAACTGCTACCTTGAGTCATTAAGGAATCCTTAACTGCTGACCTGTACAGCGGGTTGCTGGATATAGCACGCCTCAGCTTGCGGTTGGCTTCATCTCGGTATGGCGTGCAGGAAGAGTGCCAACAGAAGATCGTAGGTGCGCCGTCAATAAAGACTGTGGTATCTCGGACGCGCGTGTGGCTGGTATGCGCGGCTTCCCCTGGGCATTTGCATAGTCCGTGGTTCTCGGACTGCCAATCTACTTCCCCGACTATTGATTCAGCGATGCGTTGTGGTGTCATATAAAAATCTACATCTTTGTTTCAAGTGGTTCGACACACAGAAGGACCAGCCGCAGGATCTCCCTGCGTACCATGCGATGTATTTGGTTGGGGTTGAATTATTCTTTATCTCCGTCAATTCACCTTGGATTCATACCATTCTCCATGGCAAACTCTTCGCCTGCATCCATCATTCTATTTGACATATCGGCAGGACCATCCTCCAGCCACCAATCATCCTTCGTGACGCAGATGGTGTAGGTTTCCTCGCCGTAATAAAACTTATGCTTTGTTCCTTCAGTGTCACTCATAGTTTCTCTAAATTATCTAGTTCTATCTCTACAAATTCTCCAGCAAGATTTTTAATTTTTGCCACATCGAAAGCAGGACGATATGGAAACCATTTTTTTCTGGAAATACTTATGATGACCCCTTGATCACGCCAACTATAACTACACCCAACAAGTCGACTAACCTTGCTACCAATCTTTAATTTTTGTTTTTTCCCAAATGAATTGGTTACCGCATAAACCCTAGTCTTTTTATTTAGCTGTGTGTTTTTCATATTTGAGTTTTGGCATTTATCCAAAACCAATGCAAGCATTATTTTTTAAGCCCCCAGCTCCATCGCCTTGCGCGATGCAACAACAATATCTTCCGCCGTAATGTTTCGCAGGGCGTTACACCAGTATTGTGTTCGAGGGGTTTTATTACTCGCATCCTTACACTTCGCTTGTGGCAACCCAGCATGAGGACGGCACGGAGCGTGTGGGCAGGTATCTGGTTTGAACACCGATACGTTCTTAGGATAGTAGGTCATGCGATCCGCTGGATCGTAGGAACCCCACAGCGACACACACGGCGTATCTAACCCCGCAGCGATATGGTTGACTGAACTATCTGGAGCCACTACGAAGTCAGCGTTGGCTACCACAGGGAACAAGGAACGAATAGCCTTGGTAGTATTGAACAAGTCAATCACTCGCGGGTGATCCACCTTGAAGTTGTTTGCGTTGTCTAGGCCAATGATAACGGCGTGATGCTTTGGGTAAGCCTCCAGCAACGCCTGTACAGCATCCTGTCCCATCTTTGGCGGGTAGGTGCGGGTAGGTCCACTCGATGAAACATGGTAAGCGAAGTAGGGGTCTGGTAGTGGCCACTTGCCCATCGCTTTTAACTCTTCGTGATCTGGTTCAATTAGGTACAGATTCGGCCTGCAATACTTTGCCATCGTCTTCTCATCCCACACACCCATCCACTCGTACACCCGCTGGTAGCAGTTGCCTGGGCCAGTGCCTAGCTTCGTGTTACCAACCTGACCGCTGAACAGGTCATCTGTGGGCAAGTGACAATCATACGAATCCCACGCCTCTAGCGTGCAAGGCAGGGGAAACAGCTTTGCACCTATCCCAGCGTATAAAGGCAAGTTGCGAGCAGGGGCGTAAACATCCACCACTCCACCCGATTCCTGTACCAAATAGTTTACGAATGCAGTAGCAATGACAGCATCCCCGATTGCACCAGCGCGGTACACGGCTGTTGCTCCGCCTGCTGCCCTGCCCTTGGCGTAGGGTTTAATCTTGTGAGGACAGGGAATAGCATCATCCCATAATGGTCCAGTAAGCTCATCTGGAATGACGTACGTGTTGCGAGTGTGAAGTAGGTTGTCATCCACCTTGTGGATTGAGTTGGTGTTATTGATCCAGAGTTTCATTTAATTTCCTCCAATATTTCCTTTGCTATTAACGCCGCTGCATCCACCATCGTGATAATCTGGATAATGTCAACCGATCTTCCTCGATCAGCGCGGTTCTTTTCTAGCACCAGCTTCTCTCTGGCAGTGAGCAGTATATCGCGTGACCATTTAAGTCTAGCCTTTGTATCTACAGTCATGCTGACTTCCCCTTGTTATTTGCCAGTGACCTATTGAGTCTGTAAATAAACGTATATTTTCCAGCAGTATTCTTAAACACTGCATCCCCACATTGTAGGGCTAATTTTAATTTCTCAGCAAATGGTTTTATTTTTCCATTATACTTTGCCCTCAAAGATTTGTCGTGATATTTCTTTCCGCCCAGAAGAATGACCTTTGCCCCACTAGATTGACCTAGGCATTCAAAATTTGCCGCCCTGTAGATCACGCCAGAATGCCCATGTTCCATGTCTGAATATGAAACAACAATGCCATCTTTATTCCAATCTCTAGAAAGCATCTTTAAGGATTTAGATATAAAAAAACTTTCTGCATTTTTAGGGGTTACGTCTATGCAGCATAATCTTCTTAACTCAATAACATTTTCTCTATTATCTGAAAACCTTTTATACTGCCCAGCCATTGCCATTGGTCCATAAAACATTGCTCCAACCATAAGTTTATTTGCATCAAACATTCTGTAGCAATAACTGGTTGAGCATCCATTGATTGATTTTGAGTAATGCCATTTTTCTATGAATGGTTCAATATGATTTCTTAGGCATCTCTCGACAATCCATCCATTCAAATTATGGAGCGCAGAGGTCGGAATTGCACCGCCGTCCTCCCCTTGGAATAGGGGAAGTTCTACTACTGAACTATCTGCGCGTAAATTTGTCATTGTGTATCCCTTTCTTTAAGGTCGTAATAAAATGAATCGGTATCCTCCGTCACCCACTTGTCGGATTGATTCTCCACGCTGGGTAGGTCAGTATCCACTCGGAACTGCTTTAGGTTCTCTGGTAACTTCTTCGTAACCCAATTAGAATCACGCCAGAAGATGCGGTTGTTTGGCATGCACAACAGATAGCCCTCGTCTGCGGCAAATACGTGACCGCACTTGTAGTCAGATGGCTCATCGCTGTACGGGTTATTGTACCAGTCAACTGTAAACATATATGTACCCCACTGTTTAGATCCGTCCCTCAAAACAATCTCGGCTCGGTGATAGGCCAAGAAGTCGTACTCGGTGACTACCACATTCTCCGAGAAGCAATCCCAAAGCTGTTTGTAATTGAATGGGATGTCGTTATCTGTTTCGTGCGTGTATATCTCCGATAAGGGTACGCGACTGCGTAGCATCCCAGAGTCAGTCATAACGTGGAAGGTTAGGATAGTTCCAGCGCAAGACTGCAAGCCAAACACATAGACCCCATAAAACTCTTTGTCTTCATGGTTCTTAGTAAAGAATGATTTCCTTACCATAGCCTTGAAGCTAGGTATGTTCTCGTTAAGAGTTGCCATTACTTCCAAGCTGGTCCAGTAAACCAAGCAACCAATACCCAGCGTGCCCCAAAGATAGGGGCGCGAGCGCGATGCTCAATGTAGGATGGGAACCAAGTGCCAGCACCTTGTTCGCGGATAAACTTTCCGTTGATTAGGTCAGCCTTAACTTGCAACCCACCGCCCAGGTACTCGCTAGGATCAGATAGGTTGACCACCGCCGTAAGCTTCCGTACTGGAGCCTCAGAGGTGAATGTATCGTAGTGCCACCAGAACTGCTGGAGTGGATTGTACTTTAGTATCTGCAACTGTTGGATGCCTTGGATGTCGAATCGCCATACATCGGCATTGACGCTGTCTGTTAACTCTCGCATCACCTTGTATATCCACTCGTAATGTGTGGCGAATGGTATCCAGCACGATGAGCAGCTTCTTGCGAATGATCGCCTAGTAGTGCCGTCCTTATTCATCACAGTTGCACGCTTCATACCCATGACCTCGGCATCCTGCCTTAGCATGGCGCATTGCGTAGGCGTGAGGACGTAGCGATCCACGCTGGCAGAAAGAACCTTCTGCTTGAATACTTCAGTCATTTGAGTTGCTCAGATAGTTCGATTAGTGCCTTGTTTAGAGCGTACTCGAAACACGCCTTCTTATCTTTTTGTAGGTGAATCCTACCAGCCTCAGCCAGAGCGTTGAACGTCTTATCGTCCACCTTAATGTCGATCACCGCCGACTTAACTTCTCTTATATCTAGTACTTCGATTTGTTTCTTTCTTTTCATTCTAGTTCCTTTCTTATGAAGTCGATGATTTTGAATATAATGTAAAGCGCGAAATATATACCAGATAAAATTACACAAGCGTAAAGAATCATCCAGCTAATTACCCACGCTATGCCAACTATATCAGCAAAGAACATAATCGTCCTCCCTCATTCGGCGCAGTAATGTTCGGTTACATATCCGAATGCCAGCCGCCCTGCACCACCAGCCGACTGTGCCGTTTCGGAAATCTTCTAGTAGCTTCTGGACGTTGTGCGAGTTTTTGTACTCGGGCATATCCCGAAGGTTGGCTAGTTCTGGCCTAGCAATAATCTTCATACACTTAACCACCCCGCGCCTACGAAGCGTGCGAAGATCCATGATCGCACGCAGGGCAACCTCGCCTGCCAACTGCTGTAGCTTTTCATCGTATCCTCCCTTGACTAGCGAGCCTTTGATCACTTATAGCTTTTCTTAGGCTTGCAAGTGGTTGCAAGAATGTTCCAGCATTGCGCTGCGTCTTGTGCCTCATCCTTGGTATCAAAGATGTCCATGAAAGGAGCCACGCCTTCTATGTGCGCTCCGATTAAACGCGGTCCCAAAGCCTCGCCGTTCATAGTGTGCAACCGCCACTTGCCACACTCAGGCACTACTCGCACAAAGTTCATCGTCCTAGCTCGACTAGCTTGGCATCGTCAGCCGCAATCGTCGCTGCTAATTTATCCAGATTATTTGACTGCCCAGCGTAATGAATGCACATTGCATCGGTGTATCGGTCTAGGCCAAAGTGTTCTTCCACGCTTGTCATGCAGTTGTAAACAGGGTCAAGCTCGGTCAGCGGGATGTTCCAGATGTGAACCATAATGTTCATCCATGTTTGCTCCGCAAAGTGGTTGGGCAGTAGTCCTAGTGGTGGCATAGATAGTGCGCCTACCACCTTGGAGGAGATCACAAACACGCCAGTGTTGACGTAGAAGCGCGGGTCAATGATTGCGCCGAAAGTTCCAGCAAGCTTACCCATCGCAAGCTTTCTATCCAGGTAAGCACCTTCATCGAAAGCACAAAACACGCCAGCGTCTTCGCCTATGTCTGGGCAATCGGCTGCAACCAGGACATCGGCATCTAGGAACGTGACTTGTTCGTAGCCCTTCGTTGCCATGATGTTTCCAATCGCTGACTTAGAATACTGCACAGGCTCGGCCAATGGCTTCTCTAGCGAGATAAAATCAATCTGGTGACGCTTGCAGTAAGCTTCCATGCGCGGCTTGGTTAGTTCAAGTATCTTCTTCCACTCATCTCCGAATGCTTGCGTGACTAATGCTTTTCTCATTTTGCGTCTTTCCAGATGACTCCATCTTTATCTAGGTTTGAAGACCAAACCATAAGGCGAGTATAGGTTGGATAACCCAACCCCCACCGCATCAAGGTTAAGCTGATTATGTTTCCTATGTGGTAGCAGATCCATGACAGAGCGAGTTTCAATTAGAACGCTCCCAATCATCTCCTGCCTTCAAGCAGAGAAGACCATCTGCTTTATCAAACAAATCCTTGGGAGGATCAACTACAAGTTGTCCGTCTTTCAAGATTTCA